GCTTCCTTTGAGTAAGGCTTCCAGATTGAAACGACTGTGCTGGTTGCATGGTTTTGGACAAAGCCATGGTCACCCATGTATTTGACCGCCCCGTTCCTGCTGCGCGGATGATCCTCGGTGGGATACCGCTTCCATTGGCCGAAGGGGGGATGCTCAGAGATCAGGATGCCATGCGACTTGCAAAAGTTTATGAAGTCCACGGCTCCCCCTCTTTCACCTTGTAGTGCTGAGAAAATGTGTACACATTCTGCCATGTAGCCTTGCAATCGCAGCACTCCATGTCATCTTTGACTTTGTTCTTCTCGTGATAGCTTCGGACCTGCAAGATGTTGCGCTGCTTGCAGATTGGGCATCGGTCTACTCTCTCCATCATCTCCGTCCTATTGATTTTAGAAACTTCTTAAGTTGTTTTTCCACTAGCCTCATCGTCTCGACTGTCGGCATCTGCGGCATATCATTACTCAATCCCCGCGGCCACACTCCGAACTGCTCTCGGTAAGTGTGAGCTGCTCGTCCGCTGGACCATCCTTTGTATCGCTGATACCAGACCATCTGATTCCAGAACTTCTGTTTGGACTCTCGACTGGCTCCAGCGTTAGCAACAAGCTCCTCCATTCTTCCATCAACTCTGATAATTGCATTTTGTTTTTCCCTCACAAATCCACAATGATGGCACGCATCATTACCTTCAATCCACAACGCCCCACACCGCTGACACTTGCTCTCTTTCTTTTCCCTCTCTGATGGTTCGCTCTTGCTTTTCTCGCGGCCATCGTCCAGGCGGTTTACCCCATCTTGAAATACGTCATCCCAATCGTCTTGGAATCTAAGATAGTTACCGCTGTGATCTAGCCAGACAGCAAACGGTTTATCCGTCGGATTATTTAGGTTCGCCCGCATCACCCTGCCCATCTGCTGGATGTGTGATGACAGACTCTTCGAGAATGGCCGCGCCGAGATACCGATCATCACGTCCGGAACGTCGAAGCCTTTGGTCAGTATGTCGGTGGCAATCAAGCCATGAATCTTGGTGTCCGGCCTGCTGAAGTCCTCGATAGTCTGGCGCTTCCACTCGTCATCATCCTTGTAGCTGACGCACACAAAGTTATACCCGCGGTTTGCAAACTCCCGCGAGAGATGAACGCCGTGATCAACACCCGCGCAGAAGACAATCGTCTTCCGTGGCCGACCAAATATCTCGTGCGTCTTCTTAATCCACTCGGCCACCACGTCACCGGTAATCTTGATGCCGCGCCGCGTGGCTTCTAATTGTGACCACTCGCCGGCCACCTTCTTCGCGCCGCTCATGTCAATTTCTTTGGCAATGAACACGCGCAGCGGGACTAGTAGCTTCTCATCTACTAGCTGCTTGGTAGTCACCGGACTAACCACGTTGTCATAAACTTTGCCAAGACCTCTGGTAAACGGCGTGGCTGTTAAACCAATCACGCGGATGTTCGGATTGGCTTTAATGAAATCAATCGTGGCCTTGCGAGTTTGATGCGCTTCATCAATGATGAGCAGGTCAAGCCCTGGGAACTCGCCGCGTTTCTCTAGCGTCTGTGCTGAACACACTTGGATAGGTTCGTACGGACGGTAACGCCAGTGGCCTGACTGTAGAACACCGTGGTCAATGCCATATTTTTCTAAGCGTCCGCTTGTTTGATTGCAGAGAACGATCCGATCAAGCAGCATGGCTGCGCGATTGCCCTTCTCTTTGACAGCCTTCATCAAAGCGATGGCCATCTCAGTTTTGCCTGCACCCGTAGGCGCTACTAATATCTGCGCCTTCGCACCATTTGCGAAACCCTTTCGCAATAGTGAGAGCGCCTCCTCTTGATACGACCGGAGTTCTAACATTGATTCCTCTCTCTGCCAGCACTAGCCCGCTGGCTTGGGCATCTGTAATTTTATTCGCTTTCCTATCCAATTCATCACAGGTACGGCCATTGAATTTCCCAATGCCTTGTAGCGTGGTCCATCGGGAGAATCTATCGCCTTGCGCCACGGGATATTGGTGTACCCATCTGGGAATCCCTGCAATCGTTCGCACTCGACTGGCGTAAGACGGCGCACCGCCATTGATTGAATCAATACGTTTTCACCACCGGAGTTGCGTCCTTGCGCGAAGGCAACGTCACTAACACAGGGGTCTTGAGTACCATGAATAACTGTTGGCTGCGCTACACCTTGCAAACCAGTGGTGTCCAACGTGTACATCGTGCCGTCAGCTTTCCAACCTGCGCCGTTCTGATTTTTATCGCGGCTGCTTGTGTCGGCTAACGCTATCGGCGCAAGGATCGGTGTCTGCCCTTCATCAAGGGTGGTGTTGATACCCTTGTGCATCCGTTGCGTCAGACAGTTGGCGACACGGTAGGGTTGGAAGTGTCCAACTGCTGCTCCTTCTGGTCGCCCTCCTGCGCCACCACTGAAAGAGCTGCTTGCAATTGCTCCGGCAATTTCTTTCCGCGCTTCTCTGCTCGGCGGAGAATCCCCGCGCACGCTTTCGCGCTCAAAAAGAACCTCGGCGGCAGGTCGCCAGTCTCCAAGGTATCCGACAACGAACACACGACGGCGTCGCTGGGCCACTCCGAAGTACTGAGCGTCAAGCGTTCTGTAGGCGAACCCATACCCGAGTTCTGCCAACGCCCCGAGGAAGGAACCAAAGTCCCGTCCTCCGCTACTACTGAGGACACCCGGCACGTTTTCCCATACGCACCACTGGGGTCTAAACCTGTCAAGAATTCCGACATAAGTGAGGGCGAGGTTGCCTCGAGGGTCTTCGAGTCCACGCCTGAGTCCGGCGACGGAAAAAGATTGGCAAGGTGTTCCACCGACCAGAAGGTCAATTGGCTCAAGGTTCCACTCCTTGTACTTGGTCATGTCCCCTAGGTTGGGAACGTTGGGGTAATGGTGCGCTAGCACCGCAGATGGGAAGGCTTCGATCTCAGAGAACCCCACTGGCTGCCAACCCAGTGGGTGCCATGCTACCGTCGCTGCCTCTATGCCCGAGCAGACAGACAGGTATCTCATCCCTGAAGTTTCTTAAGCTTGTTGGTGAGGCTGTTAACCTGCCGCATCAGCTGCGCGTTCTCTCTCATCAAAGAATCTCGAGAATCGGTGACCGCCTTGACTTCAATCTCCAGCAATCGGATCTGAGCGCGTAAGTCTTTGATGGTGGACTCGGCCATGGCCTTGTCCAGTTCATCCGCATCCATGCTTGCGATGGCCAGCTGGTCAGACAACGCTTCGTTCTCCGCTTTCAACAGCTCAATCGTGGCCTGCATTTCCTCCTGAAAAATATCATCCTCGTTTGGAGTTTCTTCCAAGGTTGGAGTTTCTTCCAGCTTTGGATTTTCTTCCAAGGTTGGAGCTGCTTGCGCCTTGTTGCTCTGTTTCTTTTCTTCTAACTCTTGTTTTACTTTTAATACCAGTGAGTGGCTGCAATCACACAGGACAGCGATCTCGCGGCTGGGTTTGCTCTTAGTTCTTGGATGTGACAGCGCATTCAATACAGACTTGCGGCGATCTTTGACGGTTGGACGTAGGCCATGCTTGCTGTTGACGCTCCAGCTTTTGATGATGGCGTCATCAAGGGTGCCTTCCTGCACGTCACACTCAATGCCTGGCGCTCCGATCTTCCGAGCGGCGAAGTAACGGTGAAATCCATCCACCAGATAGTGCTTTGTGCCATCTGATATCACTAGACAGGGAGTAAATTTCGCCCCGTCTTTCATCGCCTCCGCATACTCAGCAATCGTATGCTTGTCTAATGACACGCGAGACTGTGTGCCGGCGTCAATTGTTATTTTGTCAAGACTCAGGTGCATAATTACTCCCATGTAAACGCAATAAATGCAGCAACTGCTAGGCCAAGGATAGATCCCGCGCCAATCAATATGCCGCTAACTAAAATGATGGCAGTGAATGTATCCACTAGTCCCCCATTCTTCCTTTGATCAGGTCAATCATTTCGCTGTACGCCGCCTTGCTTTGCTCATGCGTACGCGCCCAGACCATCTCGTGGGCTGCTTGGTAAACACGATCAAGGCGACGCAGTAACGCTGCTGCCTCGTTGTCACGCTGCTCCCGAGCGCGGTCTTCCAAGTAGTCGGCTAACTCCTCTGCTGTACTTTTAATCACAGTGTGGACTCCTCTCGTGTGTTGATAGACAACCTCGCCACGTCAAACAGGAAGCCATTATCAGCAGCCACCTGCTCTAACGTCCTCTCCAGCGCCCTAGAAACATTCAACGCAGTTTCACCAGAAAGCGGCTCAGAAGCGCGGAACGCTAGTCTAGCGGTAAACAATAGGTCTGCCTCGTAAAAACTCTCCATACGCCCTCCTGTTAGGTCTTAGCCATGATTCGTGTTGCTATGTCATCCGCGGGATACTCCACGTCCCGCAGCTGGTGGCAGATCATTGCCGCCCGCTCCCGCTCCTGCTCCTTCACCAGGGTGGCGAACTGCCACAGGCTAGCCAGATCACCCTCCATCCCCTCATCGGTATGCACGAACTCTTTGCCCGTCCACTCATGCCTAACCCACGGCAAGATGCCCGCACGCTCGGCCAATCTCAAAAGCTCTTCTCGTTCCATTTACTCCTCCCTGTGTGTACAACACTTGCAATGCTAGCGGAACAGAGTGTTGCGTCTAATTGTAAATTTTTATCAGGAAAAAAAAGTTGATAGCCCACAAAGTAAATAGGCATAGGGTCCCCATGGGTGATAGCCCGAGCCAAATGCGAAGCACACTTGATGGGGTATCACTCCTGCCCAGAGTAGCTTGTGATGCTAGCTACTCCTAGCTGCTGGAACTTGTCTGTTGTCAGACTTGCTACAGCTCCCAGAAGGCAGCGATTATCTCGATGGGGAAGATGTCTATCACCACTGGCTTCCCCCTCTTGTGCAGTCCCTCACTGACAGGCTGCGTGGCTAGTAGGCGGGTGAGACCTCTGCCAGTGTTTCTCGGGTTCAGCCCATGCAGGCCATTAGCTTACGCGCCCTGACGCTCAGTAGCATTACTGCTTTCAAAATGGACGGTGATGATTTGTTTGGTCTTGTTAGCCGTTTTTTGTGGAAGCACTACTCCCGCATCCATCAAATTTTTAAGACGGCCTAATTCAGAACAGACTTGATCAACCGACAGCCCAAATTTACGAGCCAGATCTTGCTGTTCTTTAAGCGTCACGGCGTATGTCTTCCGAGTATCGTTGGACATTGGCAGGAAAAGCTTTTGAGACAACATGACCTGGCCCCTGAGGAGTGTCATCGGAAAACCAAAAGAAAAAACCCTCAAGGCTTGGCTCTCCGTGTGTCAGGCACGTCCCCACTGAAGGGGTGAGAACCAAAGCTTGAGGGCTTCGGTGTTTGTCGCCGCCTGACACAGTGACGAGCGCAGTGTAGGTCAGGATGAGATGGATTGCAAGTGGCAGCTTAATTACTTTTTTGAAAAGCCGCACTATATATATGTGAAACAATAAACCCCGTCTTTCCGGGGTGTCACTACTCGCTACGTCTGACAGGAAGGGGGAACCTGCCAGCATCCGCTTTCGATAGTGAGAGTATACAGGAACGGTATATTGCAATCAATGGCAAAAAAGAGGGCGCCGGATACCGTTACGCCCTCAAACTCCCACACGGGAGCTGTCGCCGCTGCGAAGAAGCCTAGTCGAGAGAGAGATCGACCAGGCAGCCTCAACGCCACAATAGCACACGCATAAAAGTTGTCCACAGCCTAGTATCCATGCGGGTTTTCAGACTGTTCCAGACTATCTTGCACTTTGTAATACATTGTTCCTGTTACAAATTAACTGTTGACACGCACTAAATACGCCGCTACATTTAGGTTGTGGGACATTTATTGGAGATAAAAATGCTGAGTCCAGAACACCAGAAAGTATTGATGACTGCATATGATCGTTACAAAGTTTCCAGAGATCCGGACGAACTTAACAAAGCGATTGAGCTGGTTCGGATATTGGCATCAGAGAAGTTCTTTCATGGCGACGATGACCCGCGGCTGAAAGACCGTGTGTTTTTCAACGAGCCTTACAGCGCACATTGGTCTGGCTCTTACGTCAAAAGATATGGTGCTAAATGATCGTCGATACCATTAACTACAAAGCAATATGGGCATGGATCAATGCTGTCTGGGCCAAGTCATTTATCGCTGTCGTTCTCTTCATGCTTGGGCTGTGGATTGGCACCGTGCAAACAGAAAGCCGGCTTGCTTCTGACTGCAAGTTCGCTGGCGCTTTTCGCGTGGACATTCAGGCCTTCACTTGTCAGAGGAAGCTATGACCAAGGATGACATTGCCCGTATTGCGGAGCAAACCAAAAAATATGCGAAGGTTGATCAGATGGGGATAGTGGCCGTCTTGTCAGAAGACGTAGGCGGCATGACTTACGTGGCGCGGTGGGTGAGAACAGATTTGATTCAAGACTTTCCTGAAGGCGCGACGTGGGCTGAGATGACGGGGGTGCCATGACTGACAAAGATTGGCACGACATTTGGGAGCAATTCGATTGGCATTCTTTTGACATAGAAGAAGCGTTCCAAAAAGAAATGGTTGCGAAGCATGGCGATGGACACTATTACATGGATAGTGATGAAGACTGGAAAAGACAAAAAGCCCTGATACAAAAACTTGTAGAAGCCAAGCTGAGGGAGAAGAACACATGATCACACTAACCCGCGAGGAAGCGCAGCAGGTGCTGGATGCGTTGCAATGCGCTACCCCGCCGACGTTCAGCACAAAGATGGTAGAGGATTGGCAAAGCGCAGTCGAATTTCTCCGCGCCCGACTCGCGCAGCCTGAACCGGAGCCGGTGGCAGACAAGTACCTGATGGAAATCGAATGCACAAAGTGCGGAGCAAAGCAGGATGGCATCTTGACCGTCAACGCCCCTCCACAGCGCAAATGGCAGGGGCTGACGGATGAGGAGATTATGTCGCTGTTGCCCGGTGCAGTCAGGCTGCCGCCGGGATGGTCTGAAACTGTTCGCGCCATCGAAGCCAAGCTGAAGGAGAAGAACACATGAAAGCATTTCCAAACATGACCGGAGAGAAGGGCATGGACTTGCGGGATTACTTTGCGGCAAAGGCAGTTCAGAGTCTGTGGGCGCTGGGTCCTATGGCTTTTGAAAAACGAGCAAAGAAAGAAAAGAAAACAGAAGAAGAATTGGTTGCAGAGTTAGCGTACTCATTAGCAGACAAGATGATGAAAGCGAGAGAGCATGAGAGCGCTTAGCGTTATGTACAACTTCCGAACTGATGAGACCAAGATCACACTCTCCCAAGAGTTCAAAGAGTCTGATTGGATTTTGAAGTTGGACATTCTGCGAGACGCTATCTACGACTTGGAAGAAATCTACAACGAAACTTACGCGAAAGAAATCGCCAAAGACAAGGGGGAAAAATGATACTGACAAATAAACACGGGCTGCCAGACACTATCGTCAACGTACTGAAGCGCCCACAGTACAGCAAGGGAGACAGCCATGTCTCTGTTACTGAGCTGCTGTCGCCGCCGCAGATCGTCCAGCTTCGCGCCAAGCATGACGCAGAGATCGAGCAAGACGCTAGCGAGATGGTCTGGTCACTGTTTGGCACCGCTGTCCACAACGTCCTCGAGCGTGGCAAGGATGACCACCATATCGTAGAGGAGCGCATCTTTACCGACATGGACGGCTGGCGGATCAGCGGACAGATCGACCTGCAAGAAATCTACGAAGACGGTATCGCTATCAAAGACTACAAAGTCACATCAGCCTGGGCAGTCCAAGCAGAGAAGGCAGAGTGGCACAACCAGCTGAACATCTACGCTTGGTTAGTAGAGAAGGCCAAAGGCGTGGAAGTAAAGAGCCTACAGATCGTGGCCATCATCCGTGACTGGAGCCGGCGCGATGCAGTAACCAAAGATGGTTACCCGCAGGCCCCTATCGTCACCATCGACATTCCGCTGTGGGAGCCAGAACAACAAGAAGCATTCGTTAAAGAGCGACTCAACAAACACAGCGAGGCTAGCCTGTCTGTACAAATCGGGCATGAGCTGCCGGAATGTACAGCAGAGGATATGTGGGAGAAGCCCACAACCTACGCCGTCAAGAAGGTTGGCGGTGTACGGGCGAAGCGGGTATTCGATTCCCACGAGGAAGCAAAAGTGTTTTTGAAAACTGTAAAGGATCATCAGATTGAGATCAGACATGGTGGCAGAACCAGATGCCAAAGCTTCTGCAATGTCAGCCAGTTCTGTTCTCAGCACCAGCAGTACATAGAGCAGTATCAATCAACCTTTGAATCAGGAGAATGACATGAAATACCTAATCGCTGTTTGGGCATTGGCCGCCGCAGGCATGGCATACGCAGGTTGCACCTATAACAACTTCTGTGACAACCGTGGCAACTGCACCTTCTGCACGACCTGCTGCTACGGTGGCGTGTGCAATACCACTTGCAACTAAGGAGAACGAATGAAAGCAATCGCCGCCGCATTGGTCAAGGCGCAGAGAGAGTTTGGACCAGCGCTGAAGACCAGCACTAACCCGCACTTCCGTAGCAAGTACGCGTCCTTGGATGCCTGTATTGAGGCAGTCATCGACGCGCTGAACAACAACGGCATCTACCTGATGCAGCTGACAGACGAGCATGAAAACGGGGTGAAGGTAGCCACCACCTTTATCCACGAGTCTGGCGAGCAACTATCAGGTGGCACGCTGTTCATGCCGGCTACCAAACACGACGCCCAGGGATTTGGTTCGGCTTTGTCTTATGCCCGCAGATACAGCCTGATGGCTGCGTGCGGTATCGCCCCGGAGGATGACGATGGCAACCAAGCATCAAAGACAGCGCCAGTTCAAGCGGCTCCTAAAGCAGTACCGAAAGCTCCGCCGGTTGTTCCGAAGCAGATCGCCGGGAAGGACTCCCCTTGGCAGCTTAAGGCATCCACTGAAGATGAGACGAACCCTGAGGATTGGGTAGTTGCTGTTACTGAAGCCACATCATTTGCGCTTGAGATGGCGCAGTCAGTCAGTGATGTGAACAACATCTACAAGGTGAACAAGGTGGTCTACGACAAATTGAAGAACGTCGATGGGGTGACATACTCCATGTTGTTGGACCGATTCAAAACCATGAAAGAAAAATTTGAGGAGAAAGCAGATGAGTACGTTCCCGAATAGTGGGCGCCTGAACTACAGCAAGCAGAAGATCAACCAGTCCAGCCCTGATCTGTACGGGGAGATTGCGATTGATCGCACCCTGCTGCGGCAGATGCTGTCGGAAACAGACGAGGACAACATCGTCATCCGCCTATCTGGCTGGGAAAAGAACGGCAACTACGGTCCTTGGTTCTCTATCAAGGTAAACACTTGGAAGAAGACCGAAACCATGGAAGCGCCCAAACCAGCAGCGCCACCGCCAGTAGTAGATGACAGCGACATTCCTTTCTGAGGGTGCCATGAACCACCTGATAGATTACTTAGTGCGGGAATACGATCTCCGTAATGATGCAGCGTTGGCCAAGACGATAGGCGTTCACCCGCCTACCATCTCAAAGCTGCGTCATGGTGGGATGTCCCTGACGCCGACCGTCATCCTGAAGATTCATGAAGCCTTTGATATGCCGGTGAAAGAGATCAAGCGGATTGCATATGGCAAATAAATCCCCGACGCAGCGCAGCCTCGAGTACCTACGGGAGCAGGGCTATCACTGTGAAGTGGTAGAAAAGTGGAATCCGTGGAGGCGTGTGCGTCAGGATCTCTGGGGATGGTGTGACATCTTGGCCATCCGTAGGGATGAGGTGTTAGCGGTGCAGGTCACGGCAGCCGGCGTGGCAGCAAGGATCAAGAAGATTCAGGAATCAGACACCATCGCCCGTGTCAGGGAAGCAGGCATCAGAGTGGAAGTCCACGGCTGGACCAAGCGGGCTAACGGCAAGTATGCATTGAGAGTGGAGGATATATCGTGAAGGAATTAAGCAGATGCGATAAAAGGTTTTGGGATTGGTTTTCTAGTGCGTACGCCAAACTTCCAAAGGGTCAAGAGCTTCCCTTAAGCGATGAAGACTTATATGAGTTATGGGTGTCTATGTGGCCGGTGATTTACCACTGCGGCATGACTTACGGCCAATCGCTGGCTGATAAAAAAAATAGGCGTTCGATGGGTATTTATGAAATGAAAAGATTGTACGACTTATGTCCAAACAAAACCGGTTATGAGCTTGGCGTGATGATAGAAAAGTGGCACGGGATAGGATAAATAATGGAAACAATTCAAGAGGATATAAGTTGAGAGACCCATTCATTATTGACGAGCCAATCTGTATCTCCTTCAGCGGAGGTCGGACATCTGCTTACCTGCTGTGGCGTGTCCTGCAATCCAACGGCGGCTTACCCGAACAGGCAATCGTCTGCTTCGCCAACACCGGCAAGGAGGAAGAGGCAACGCTGGAGTTTGTCAGAAACTGCGAGACAAACTGGAACGTGAAGATTCATTGGCTGGAGTATCAAAATGAAAAGCCTAACTTCCGTGTGGTGGACTTTGCCACAGCCAGCAGGAATGGGGAACCGTTCGAGCAGCTGATTCTGAAGCGCAAGTATCTGCCCAATCCGGTGACTAGATTTTGCACAGCCATCTTGAAGATACGCACCATCCATCGGTATCTGAAACATCTTGGTTGGAAGCACAACGAGAACATGGATTGGCTGGGCATCCGAGCGGACGAGCAGCGCAGAGCCGCCAAGGTAGATCGTAGTCGAGCGCCGTTAGTTGCCGCGGGCATTACTGCCAAGGATGTAGGCGAGTTCTGGAAGTCACAGCCTTTTGACTTAGGCTTGCCCAACATCAATGGCAAAACCATGCACGGGAACTGTGACTTATGTTTCTTGAAAGGTGCCAAACAAATCCTAAGTCTGGTGGCAGAGAAGCCGGAGCGGGCGGTCTGGTGGGCAAAGATGGAGACGCTAGTCCAGACGAGCAACCAAACGTTTGGCAATGGCGCTAGGTTCCGTAAGGACAGACCGTCTTATGCAGAGATGCAGAAGTACGTGGACAAACAGGTGGACATGTTTGATGACGAATCCATAGATTGTTATTGCGGAGAGTAAATGGAGACTAGCCAGTTTGAAGCGGTAAAGGTTGCGATGAAGCAGGATAACTCCGGCTACATCCTGACTCTGCGTATACACCCAGATGATCTACCAGAAGAAATCATGCGCGACTTTGTTGGCGCTAGGTACGTGGCAGTTCTTGTTCGAGTCAATGAAGAAGAGAAGCCTATGAACCGGGAGCAAGAGCTGGCCAAGGATATGGTGCGGGCATCCGGAATGTTGTGCAGGGATCCGAAGTTCTGGGAGTTTCTTGAGGACGCAGGCGAGATCTTCGGGCAGTCAGAGAAGGAAGCAACAGAGTGGATGTACAAGTATCTGAAGGTGGACAGCCGGGCTGATATCCCCAAGAGCCAATCAGCTATTGAGAAACTTCTAGGAATGAAAGAGGAATTTAAGACATGGAAGATGGAAAGAGGATGATCCCGTACTCGGTTCACTTGTCTGAATCGACATACACGGCGCTGAAAGAACATGCCAAACACCGGCAGGCTTCTACCCTGGTGCGCAACGCTATCGACATGATCCTCAGTAAAGAGGACCCCTTCAACGCTGGGTACAACCAAGCGCTGCGGGATGTCATCAAGACGATCAAGTCACACAAGCTAGCCAACGATATCGTCTTCGCAGGCGAGAGCATAGGCGACACGCTGGTGACAGCTATCTCGGAGATCCATACCAGATGAGCCACCCAGCGCAGCTACAGTTTGTCGCAGACATCAAGAAGAACTACGTCAACCTGTTCTTTCGCAAGAAGGTTCTGGAGATCGGCAGCTTAAACATCAACGGATCTATCCGGTACTTCTTCATGGAATGTGATTACACCGGCGTTGACATAG